AAAATTGTTTACAAGGAAGTCTTCAAGTTCGCAAAGTTCTACCTCATCCAAGGAGGAAATGTAGTTATGCAAAGTATCTGCTAAGACACCATTATTCTTTTGGCAGGTTTCATACAGAAACTCAAAAAGTTGCGTTTTGTTAGTCATCATCAGTTAGCATAGAGTGGGAGTTTCTTACGGAGACGGATTGCGTCATCAATCATTTCACCAACCTGTTCGTAAATGTAGGAAGAACCGCCTACATCAGCGAGCACGTCTTGAGTGAAGAGAGTGTGAAAATACTTGTCCTGATTGTCGTCTACATCATACTCAAACACATCGTTTTGAGTGAATACAAACGCAGCACAAGCAGCGTCTTCACCTTGACTCTCAATCATTGAATTGATAGAGTCACGAAGTTCAGAAAGAGTGCGGTACATAATTAAACAGGGGTAACTTCAACAGAACGAATAAGATTTGTGCGATCTTGTGCTAGGTAATCATCAGCGATCTTGCCACAAGATGAACGCGATTGAATGAACTTTTCTTCGTATAGGTTCTCATCTTCATCAGGAACCCAATACTCAATCAAGAGACGATAAGTGTTCATAATCAGGCAGGAAGGATACAGAAAGTGCCACACCAATGACGAACCCAGTTTAGAGTTTCCTGATAAGATGTGCGGGGATTGCTCATCTCCATCTTAGAACCATTGCTAGGATTGTATGCAACAGCGACATAAAGATTGTCGCACTCTTTATCAGTGATTTGCTCAATCCACATTTGATTGACTTTGCCTTCCTTCCAGTTTGTATGGTAGGAGTAGACTTCGGAAACGATGGTGTTGCTCATACTATAGGTCCACTTTGGAGGTGAGTAACTTTAATTCACTTTGCTTGTTGTACCTGAGCAGGAGAATCTGGGGCATCAAAACCCTTTTTAATCTCATTACCTTTTACAAACCCAACTCCACCTAGAATGAGTGCAAGTGCAAGAACAATAGCTGCCTGAGAGTGACCAGAATCGTCATCACGATTTGTATAATCCTCAACACTTTGTCCTGTTACTTTTTCCCCAATCCAAGTGCCCAAAGCACCACCCAAACCCATCAAAATCCACGGAGTAAATGATACAAATGCCCAACCTGCTGCGACTAATCCAATCAGGGCAATAGCTCCACCACCATCAACAGAACTCCCGCCAGAGAATGAAGAACCACCAGAACTTACTTGGCGAAGATTAACAATCTGCTGCACATCTCCGTGCTTAGCGTAGATTTGCTCTTTTGCACCAGAAAATGTTGCTGCCTCCACTTCTGTGTTAATCTTACCGACACGGGAATTAACGAATACTTCTGCTCTCCAAGTTGCCATTACCAAGTACCTCTTTGAATGTGAATGTTGCGGATTTCAGTGTAAATGAACTGTTTTAGTTTGTCGTCATCAGTATTATCAAAAGCATAATAAAGACGATTCAAATACTCATCTTGTGTGGCACATTTGATTGTTTCTTTAGTGCTCATTCCAATCTCATTCAATGTGGAACCTGCCTTAACTTTTGATTTTCCAAAGTTGCCAGTGATGTTGCCAGATGTCCTCAGTTTAGGACGAATCTTTGAGAGGTTAGAGTAGGTCATCGTGCAATAATGTCCAGAGATTCCAACAGCATCATCGAAAGTTCCACCTGGTTCTCATCATCAACCACAGGAATGTTTGCATCTACAAACTCACTTGCAAGTTGTGCTAAAAGTTCAACAGTTCTCTCATCAGCAAATGCAAATGTGGCAAAGTCATTCTTGAAACCATCACGCAGAAGTTTGAGAGACTTTGTGACAGTCATTTCTTTGATTTGTTCATCGTAAGTCATTTCGGTGTCGTACATTATGCTACTCACTTTGCGTACAGATAACCACCGCTCCAATCTGCATTTTCCAGAAGATATTCACGATCTTTGATCAATCGCAGGTCATAACGAACACCTTTGGCAGGAGATTTCCAAGTGGCAGACTTATACACTTCGCCAGTGTTCTTGTCAATGAAGCAATGAACACTGCGGGAACCGCCACCACTCACAAAGATAACTTTATGATACTTTTTACCAGTCTCAACAGTATAATCAATGTCACACTTGCCAGACTTGAGTTCATCAATCTTACGCTGATGATACTCTTGAGTGTCAGCATCATTCACGAACTTTTGATGACCGCGAATAGAATACTGACGATAATTGTCTTTCAGTGCTTCAATCAGCAGCAGAGTGTTCTTATACACATTCTCTGCAATAGTTTGCTTTGCTTGTGCTTGCATGGTAAGAGTGCTCATACTATAGGTCCAGTTTGGAGGTGAGTAACTTTAATTCACCCCCAATTCTTTGCGATTGTGAAGTTGGCATGAGAGAATACTTCACGATCAACTACTTTATAAATGCCATATTTATTGGAAATACAATAACCCTCGTGGAAACCTGCAACATCCCAGAGGAAACATTCAATGTCATCCTCTTCATGAATGAACAGGAACAAATCATCCTTGATAGTCTTCACCAACTTCCACAAACGGATCAGGTTCTTGTCACAATCACATTTTTCTGCAATTTCATCCTCACAGATGGTACGTTGCTCACGGATACAAGCGTTAATCTCTTTTTTGATTTGTGATGCTTTCTTGTCGCTCACAAACTCACATAGAGTGCTCATTTGCTTGGCAAACTTACACACATCTTCCAAATCTTCGCGATAAGGATTCAGCGACACAGCAGGTTGCACAAACAAACATTTCTTTGTGCTTGCAAACTTGCTAGTGATAGGATGTGCTACCATTTCAGGCAGACGCTCACCAGTGTAGTAAGTATGTGGAGCAACGATAATCTCCTGACGCACAACTTCAGGGAAACGATAGGTAATCGTGTTGGGCGTGAATGTATCCAACCCTTTACCGAAACCAATCCAATCTCCCTGATACACATTGTTAGTGCGAGGAAGATAATCCAGACAGAAGATGAGGATTTGTGCTACCCTTGGTTGACCACCAAAGTGCTCAAATACATCATCTTCGTTATAGCACAGGCGAATCTTTTGCTTGTTAAATGCTGCTTTGGTGCAGACAAAAAACTTACCATTCTCAGGATTGGTGCCCCAAACTAATGCTGGAGCACCATCCATTTTGACACTGATAGTAGAATCAGCACTGAACCAATCAAGAACCGAAAGATCACCATTAAGGATGCTATCTTCAGGATGTTCTAGATGTTTGTTCTGCATTGGTTGCTTGCTCATACTATAGGTCCAGTTTGAAGGTGAGTAACTTTAACTAGGTCAAACTTGAACCAGTTTCTGTAAACGATTGCGAATATCAAAAATCTCCATATCATCCATATCTACAGAGTCAAGATCTACAGGAGCAAACTCCTCAAGATTTACATTTCCATCAGCATAAATGGGAGCATAATACAACTCATCCCCATCTTCTTGTGAGAGAGTGTAGACGCAACCGTGACCAGGAACAGTGAGGAAAATCATTGGAGTTTTTAAGAACAAAGGTACAATAAAGGAGCACAAGCATAAAAGCAAGTGCTCCTGTGTCAGTTTTTACACTGCCACACGACGGGCAGAGATTTGTTGTTCAATAAAGTTCACAATTTGCTTCACATAAGGCGAAACAGTTTGAGTGAACTTAACCACATCTTCACGAAGTTTGTTGACTTCGTACTGATGGATTTGCCAGCGAACCTGAATGTCTTGGAAGTATTGATCGCGAGTAATCAGTACCTGAGGGACGGACACTTCGGGAGCAACAGCGACATTAGCAGTTTGCTTGCGAGCGCGAGGCATGTGGTAAATGCGTCTTACACTATAGGTCCACTTTGGAGGTGAGTAACTTTAATTGACAGGAAGTTTGCCAAGTGACTTACCTTTTTTATGGTCATCAATGAACTTCCTAGCTGATGCTTCTGTCCTGCACACTTTGAGTTGCTCTCCATTGTGAATGACCATCAGTTGCTTACCAAAAGGAATGGCAGCGTAGTTACCTTTACCGATAATAAATCCTTCCATCATACCAACTGAACTGCTTCAGTTTCACCCTCAATTTGAGGCATCGACCAGATTTCAAGGGGAAGATCAGAGATCGAAACTTTTGGTAGTGTAATCATTCCACCAAAAACAGAACTGATTTTTTGACTGAAGAAGTTGATAGGACCAACAAAGATTTCCTCCATCACTTTTACAATCTCAGAGCGTTCGGATTCGATTTGACTTTCGTGCTCTGCGTTGCTGTAAACTAGGACACGAACTTTCTCACTCTTAGTCCACGCTTGAAATGCCCATTTCAGAATGTCACCAGCATAACGATAGGTGAACTGGCTATCAAGAACTTTGCTCCTGACAGCAACTCCATCTACAGACGAATAGTTGTTGTTACCAAAGAAAGGATTTGAAGTAATCCAATCTTTTTGTTCCTCTTTTGTTGTGTTAAAAACTTTAGTGGATTTGGTCTTCTTATCTAGAATAGCGTTCACAATGGATGTGATTGTTGGGCGATAAGAATAACGCTCATCAACTCCAGTTACGGACAAAAGTTCATCAACGACTTCTTTTGTTTGGGGAAGGTTGTTCTCTTCGATTACAAGTTTGACTGCGTTGATATAATCGTTTTGTACAGAGTTGACAGTGCCATCAGTTCCGTTTGCATACAATCCACTCAGGGTAAGGACAGAACTTTCCTTAAGATTGTCAAGGATGACATTGCCAGTCTTTTTCCTTTCGTAGAGAGCAACTGGAGCAAGTGGATACTTGTTCTCTTTGATTGCCTTTAATGTGTGCCTACGGTCGAAGAGTTCTTCATCTTTGCTTTCACCAACAAAGACACTCATTGGCCAAGACTTTGTAGCCCAACCCCCAGCAGTTGAAGCAATCAAAACATCAACGTTGCCTTTAGAACT